GGTTCGGCGGGTTCGGGGACGTGCACGACCCGGCCGTCGCCGTGGACGTCCCACCCGTCCCGACGGCGGCCACCTCGGCCTCGGCCACCACCCCACCGGCCGACACCCCGGCCTGCGTGGCCGAGAACACGTACCCGACGTTCTGCCACCCGGACCACGCCCCGAACGCCGCACGGACGCGGATGACGAACGACTGCGCCGGTTGCCCCGACCCCTGGCTCCACGACCACGACCAGTTCACCGACCCGTTGTTCCAGGTGCCGTACACGGCGGCCGGGGCGTTCGGCGGGACCGGCGATGAGCAGTACCCGGTCGTCGCCGCGGACGATCCGCCGTTCCCGACAGCAACGACCTGACATTCGACGGTCGACCCGGGCGGCACCGACCCCTGCGTGAACGGCGACGACACCGACGTCCACTGCCCCCACGCCCCGCCAGCGAACCGGACACGGGCCTGGAACCCGGTCGCCGGTTGGCCGCCGCCCTGCGACCACACGAACGACCAGGTGACCTGCTGGGTTCCGGCGTTCCAGGTGCCGGACACCGACGATGGTGCGTTCGGTGGCGGAACCGACGTGTTCGTGGACCCGGACGCCGACGCCGACTGCCCGCCGGTCCCGACGGCGACCACCTCGACCTCGGCCAACGCCCCGGTCGGGAGCCCCGACTGTGTCCACTGGGTCGACAACCCGACCGACGCCCACGCCGACCACCCGCCGCTGTTGACCCGGGACCGGACCTGGAACGCCGACGCCGGGGGACCGGCCCCCTGGCTCCACGACCACTGCCACGTCACCGACGTCGTCGTGACCGCGATCGCGGTCACCCCGGTCGGCGCGGATGGTGCCGGGTTGGGGGTGGTCAGCGACGCGGACGTTGCCGGGGACTCACCGCCGGTCCCGACGGCGACCACCTCGACCTCGGCCACGACACCGGGCGACGTGTTCTGCACCCACTGGCGGACACCGGACCCGACCGACGTCGACGCCCACGCACCACCCGCCTGCCGGTAGCGGATCGTGAACGACGACACGGCGGCGCCACCGCCCTGCGCCCACGACCAGTTCCACGTCACCTGCGTCCCGAGACTGTTGGCGTTCCCGGACACCGACGACGGCTGGGCCGGTGGGGCGGGCAGCATCGTCGTGTTCACCGACGCCGTCTGGTACTGCCCGTTCGACAAGGTCCAGGTGATCGACCACGTCTGTTCCGTGCCCGCGTCGGCGTCCACGAACACGGGGGACGACACCCACACCGCCGGGTTCGCGGTCTGAGTGAACGGGGTCCACGCCCCGACCTGCTGGCCCGCCTGGGTGCAGCGCAACACGGGGGCCTGAGCGGTGAGGCACCCCGTCCCGTCGACGGCCCCGACCTTCGGGCGGGTGAACTGGAACACCCGTTCCCGGTGCCCGGACGCGTACGCCTCGGACACCTGAGCGAACCCGGTGACGGCCTGCGGACCGGTCGACAACGTCACCGACGTCCAGTCGGACGGCCCGGTCGGGTTGTTGCCGCGGACCCGGTACCGGTAGGTGGACGACCCGTTCATGACCGCGGCGTACGTCTCCAGCGCTGTCTCGGTGAGCACCGGGGTCCACGCACCCCCGCACACCGACACCTCCAGGTTGTACGACGTGGTCCCTGGCGTCGTCGCGTCCCAGGTGAGCGTCGACGTCCACCGATCCGACCCACCGTTGTACGCGACCGGGGTCGCCGTCAGCGTCGGGACACCCGGCGGGGTGGGCCACACCAGTTGCCCGGCACCGTACATCTCGGACGCGAGGGACCATACCCCGTTGACCGGGCTGTAGGCGTCACAGACAGCCCACGCACCGTTGCGGCGGACGTAGATGCCCACCAGGTCACCCCACCGGCCGGAGCCAGATCAGCCCGTCGATCGGGTCCGACGGTTCGGTCGAGGACACCACCACGCGAGGCCGGGCGAGGGACCGGCGGTCCGTGATCGACGCGTTCAGCACCGATGACAGGCCCGCCGTCAAGAGGACCTCCGCGATGACCAGGGTGCTGTTCGGGACGGCCGGGGCGGCAGGCGACCCGGATGCCGACCCCTTGATGACCCGCAGTTCGGCGGGGGTGCCCGCCGACGCACCCGAGTCCGTGTCGCGGATGGTGACCGCGATCAGGTCGATACGGCCACCGGCCTGCGGAGGGGTGTCGAGCGGCAGGTTCGCGGCGGCGAACCGGGCGAAGTACGACCCCTGGTTCACAATCTCGTCACCGGCGACGAGCACGGACCCGGCGGCGACGTCCACCGAGTAGTTCGCCCCCGCAGCGCGTTGCGTCACCTTCATGCCGGTGACGACACCCTCGTCACCGAACGCCGCGATGAGCGCCCGGTCCAACCGGGCGGGGTAGTCGATCGACTGGAACCACAGTGGGTCATCTGCCGACGCTGGCACGCGCCACCTCCGATGCGTTCGCGGGGCGCAGCCCCGATCGTACAGACCCGCCCGCCGCCGTCACCGGACCCTCCGCCGGATCGCGGCGAGGTCATCCGCCAACTGGTCGACACCCCGCAACCGGGACGTAGGCAACGACCCGGCCACCAGAGACGTCTCCTCGACCAACGCCAGCCGGATCGCCTCCTGGCCGCCGACGTCGACCCCGAACTCGATCTCATGGACACGGACCGCGCCGTTCACCGAGAACCGGGGGACGATGAGTCGCACCACGTCACCGACGTCGCATGACACGTCCGCCCCCCACCGTCCGGGGGTGATGGTGACCTGGAAGTCGCGGCGAGGTGACCGCATCTGTGTCACCGACCAGAGAGCGTGGTCCTCCAGGACCGATGGGGTCGCCGTGGACTGGTACTGCACCTGGGACTCCCACCGGCCCCTCGGGTCCGGGACGCCCGGGTGGGCGGGATCGTCGGTGTTCTCGGCGCCAGCCCACACGGCCACCCCGTTCGTGTCGGGGGCACCGACGGCCTGCACCGCGTTCGCGTACCCCTGGGCGCGAGGGGACCGACGGGCCGACGACACAGTCGACCCGTACACGAGGAACACGGCACCGGACAGGTCCGCTCCGCGGCGGGGGGCGGTGATGTTGAACTTCAGGTCCGGGTCGATCCACCAGTCGAACCCGTCGATCACCTGGCCGAGCGCCGAGATGAGCCCGCCGATGTTCTGGCCCGCTTCGTACGTCCGGTCCCGGAGCTTCGCGCTGGCGACCGTCCCGAGTGTGATCCCCAGGGAGCCGTTGTCGAGCCCTTGTGTGTAGTCGATCAAGTCCCACGCGATCGCGCCCTGGTCGACGTCGTCGTACACCTTCTGCTCCCACAGGAACCGGGCGTTCAACAGTTCCTCGTACCCGACGGCCTGGACCGACACCTGGTGGTCCTCGGCGGTGAGGGTCTGGTCGAGGGGCATGAGCCGCCCACGGAACATGGTGACGTCGTTGCGGCGGATCAGGACGTCGGTCGCGTACTCGTTCAGCCACGACACGACCGGCCCGAACCCGGACACCGTGAACTGCGCCTTGTCGGCCCCGCCGAGGAGCTTCGTGAGCCGCAACCCGGTCCACCGGGGCACCACCACGCTCTGCGCCCCGTTCACGAGCACTACCTGCCACACGGACCGTATCTCGACGTTGCCACGAGCGGCGGTGACCCCGCCCTCCGAGGAGAACGCGACGGCTTGGGCGGTGGCGTACGGGATGTCGAGGTTGACCGTGAGGTCGGCGGCGGTGAGCCCGAGGACGATCGCGGCGGCGGACCCGTCGGCGGGGGTGAGCGCCAGGATGAACCGGGGGTACAGGGCGACCACGGCCGGGTCCCCGTCGACGGGGGTCGCGGCGATGGTGAGCGCACCCGGCGTGGGGGTGAGTGTGACCGGCTGGCCGGTGGCGTCGATCCCCCACACGGTGATGAACGATCCGACGACCGGCGCCGTGGCGACCACGGCCGCGTCCCCGGTGACGGGGGTCGCGGCGATGGTGAGCGCACCCGGGGTCGGGGCAACCGCGACGGCCGCCGCGGTCGCGGTGACCGGTGACAGGTCGGTGAGGATCGGGTCGGGGGTGACGGCCAACGGCACCACGGCCGACGACCCGGTGACCGGGGTCGCGGTGATGGTGAGCGCACCCGGCGTGGGGGCGACCGCGACGGCCGCCGCGGTCGCGGTGACCGGTGACGTCGACGCCGTGATTCCCGCCGGGGTCGGGACGATCGCCACCGGCGCCGACACCCCGGACGTGATGATCGTCAGGTCGTTCCGGATGACCGACGAGATGTCATTCCAGTCGGCGTTGTCGAACGTGACCGCCTCGGCCGCCGAGACGTTCCACCACAGGGCGACGGTCGTGCCAGACGCCAGCGCCGTGTCGGTGGTCGGCCCCAGGATCGAGGACCCATCCCGGTACACCCGCAACGACGACCCTTCCACGGTGATCTTGACCGTGACCGTCGTCCCGTTCCGTGGGAGGTTCGCCGTGTTCGTCCCCAGTGTCGTCTCGGCCCCGGACACGACCTTGACGAGCTTGATGTCCCCACCGGCGAACAACTGCGCGGCGTAGTAGTTGTTACCGTTGGACCGGCGAGCCTGGAGCATCGCCATCTCCCACCCGGACCCGGTGGTGCACCGCCACTCGGCCTGGATGTAGTTGTTCGACGTCGACACCGACTGGTAGGCGTCACTGTACGCGTACGTGTAGACACACCCGGCGGTGAGCCGGTTCGATCTGATCTGCACGTCCGACGACGACAGAGTCCACCCGTTCCCCGGCGCCCCGTTGGCCCTGTCGAAGTTGTCGGTCGCACCACCCGAGATGGCCGCCTGGTCGAACAGGGTCACCCCGTCCAACTCCAGACGCCGTCGCCGCCCCCTCGTCCCCGGGTCCGGCTGGAGGTCGGCGGCGAGGACCAATCCGAGTAGGTCACCGAGCGTCCCGCCACCCGCCGGGATGCCGGGCCACTCGCGGCGCACCGCGGCGATCACCGGGCCGGGCGGGGCGACCATCCCCTCGGGGGTGTTACCGAGGTCGACCACCGCACCGACGATCGGGTCGGTTGTGTCGTGGGCGACGACGAGGCAGGCGTCGAGATGGGGACGGAAGTCAACCGCCGACCACGACCCCGTCAGGACACAGTCGGGACGGTACGGGTCGCCGGGGTCGACCACGACCCCGTTCTCGACCCGCGCCGGGACACCGGACCCCGCCCAGTGTGCCAGCGCGTACCGCACCCGTCGTCCCTCTACCCGGTCAGAACCGGAGGCACCCGTTGGGGGTGCCGATGGTCAGGTCGGCCGAGTTCGTCACCTTGGGGAACCCGGTGTCGTAGATCGCGATGAGTGTCCTCGCCGCGTCGGACGCCCCCTCCACGTAGAGAACCGCAGCGCGGACCGTGCCGAAGTCGGCACCCGTCCAGGTCACGTCATCCGAGTCGAGGACCACGCGGCTGTTCCCGGCGTCGATCGAGATGGCCCGTCCCGTGACCGACTTGCGGGAGTACCCGGTGCCGTTGCACTCGGTGGTCCCGGACACGGCGAGGAGCGCCGACACCGTCGACAGCGTCGTCGCGTAGGCGCCACCAGGGACCGAGGCGCCACCGATGAGCAGCATGCGGATGTCACCCACACCCGTCGGCCACTTGCCTTCCGCGACCACCTGCTTGCCGCTGTTGTACCACACGTCTGCCATGTCATCCCTCCGAGGTGATGGTGTTGCCGATCATACGATTCACGTTTCTAGAGCCAGGTGTGCCGGTAGTAGAGGACCAGGGCCGCGTTGTCGTCGTAGGTGGTGGCGTCGAGGCGCAGCCAGTGCCGTCCCGGGGCGATCGTGAACCACTCGGACGTCGCCCAGTCGAGGAACTGGAGGCCCGAGTTGGCGGGGTCGCCGTCGAACGCGACGGTCTGCCCTTGCGACGACAGGACGACCAACTGGCCCGGCTGAAGGTTCAACCCGCCCGACGACCGGAAGTCGAGCACCTTCCCTTCCGAGGTGATGACCGGGTTCTCGATCGCCCCGTACAGGATCGCCACCCAGTGCGCCGCGGTCGTCCCCAGGTTCTCCACGTAGTAGGCGCCCGCCGCGGACCCCGGGTAGTCACGGTCGAACGACAGAGGGTACGGGCGGCCCGGTTCGGACGTCGCCGCCGGGCGCACCACGATCTGTAGCTCCTCCTCCGACTCGATCAGCCCGTCGGCGCACACCCACGTCAGTTGCACCAGGTTCCACCGCGGGTGCTCGACCCGCAGCGACGCGTCCTGAGCGCGAATCTTCATGCGGCGAGTCCGACCGTCTCGCGGTTCCCGGAACATGAGGACCGGACGCAACCCCGGCAGCATCCACCCCCACAACCGGTCGCGGAGCACCGAGCACGTCTCGACGTCGCCTTTCAGGGTGATCCACAGGGTGACGGCACGAGGCCCGTGGAAGGCCGTCAGGTCAACCTCGCCGTCCGCGGCGGCGTACGGGTCGGTCACCGCCCGCGGGGCCGGGTACCCGAGGTCGTACTGGCCGACCACGTACCCGTTCGCGGCCGTCAGGTCGAGCGTGCCGAGCGTCGGGTGCGTCAGTTGGAAGAGCACGTCAGCCTCTCAGGAGCGAGTAGGAGGTCACCACGGCCGCGGCGATGGTGTCGACGTCGACCGGTTGCTGGAACGTCGCGTTGTTGATCTGCACGAGCCCACCGGAGAGGGTGAACCCGCCGACGGTCGGCACCTGGTACCCGGAGGTGGTCCCGGTCACCTTCGTCCCCTTGTCCGCAGTGGGGACCGGCACGTACGAGGTGGACGACGACCCGACCGTCCCGACCGTCGCCACGGGCACCACCCCGGTCACCGTCGACCCCGGCAACCCTGGGCGGACCACCGGGGTCCCCGCCACGATGACCCCCGACGTGGGCGCCACGTACCCCGTCTTGGACGACGACGGCGCGTTGATCGACGTGAGCGCCGTCGGGTCGTACATCCCGACGATGGGGCGTTGCACGATCTGCTGAGCGCGGATGGCGTCGGCCTGCGCCTGCGCCGCCTGGGCGGCCGCCTGCGCCGCAGCGGACGACACCGCCGACACCGCCGACTGGGCGTCCCGCACCGCGGCCTGCGCGGTCGAGGCCGCACTGTTGACCGTCCCGATGATGTTCGCCGCGATCCCACCGGTGGTCCCGGCGAGCCCCCGCAGGATCGACTCGATACCGGACGCCGCGGAGCGCAGCACGTCCGCGACGCGGGCCATCGCGTTCTGCCACCCGTACCGCAGGTTCTCGCCGGACACCGACGTCGTCCGCTGGGCCGTACTGTCGATGGTGCCCATCATCTGCCGGGTGGCGGCGTCCACCGCGCCGGTGGTCCCGGTGATCCCCGCCGCCGCGCCGATCGCGAACCGTTCCCCGATCCCACGGGACACGTCCGACCCCAACTGCCGGGAGATGGGCGACACGACCGCCGTCGCCAGGCCACCGGCAGCCGCCGACACCTGGTACGTCCCGGCGTCCATGCCGTCAGCGAGTCCTTCCGCGACCCACAAGCCCGCCTGGCGCATGACCTCCGACGGGGAGGAGATGCGAAGGTTGCCGTACACGGGGTTCTTCACCGCCGCCGCCAACTGGGACGAGAGGTCCCGTACGTGCTGGAGGCCGCCGGAGATACCGGCCGCCACACCGTCCGTGATCGCCTTCCCAGCCGCGGAGCCCTTGTTGAAGAAGTCGGCGGGTGGCGGGATGATCTTCCCTTCCACCTCGGCCTTGAACAGCCCGACGACCTGCTTGACCCCGGGAATCTTGTCGGCCAGACCGGTGATGAACCCGCCGATGGCGTCCATGCCCATCTGGAGGAGTTTCCCGGGGAGCCCCTTCAGCCAGCCGAGAATCTTCCCGGGGAGGTCCAGGAACCACGACGAGATGCCACCGATGGCGTTCTTGAGTCCGTCCACGAACGACCCGATCGCCGCCTTCGCGACGTCGAGGAGCTTCCCGCCCAGCGACCCGAGCCACCCGACGATCTTGCCCGGTAGCTCAAAGAACCACGACGAGATGTTCCCGATGCTGTTCGCGAGGCCGGTGACGAACGACCCGATCGCCTCGGTCGCCACACTGAGCAGCTTCCCGCCCAACGACACGAGCCACCCGACGATCTTCCCGGGCAACTCCAGGAACCAGGCGCTGATCTTCCCGATGCTGCCCACCAGGCCGGTCACGAACTGGGTGATCGCCTCGGTCGCCACGGTGAGGAGCTTCCCGCCCAACGACACGAGCCAGGTGACGATCTTCACCGGTAGCTCCAGGAACCAGGTGGAGATGCCGACGACGGCCTGGCCGAGCCCGGCGAGGAACTGGCCCAACCCCTCGACCGCGGCGCGGAGCAACGCAGCACCGAGCCCGGCCAGCCAGCCGATGATCTTCACGGGGAGGGTGAGGAAGAACTGGGCGACATCCCCGAGCTTCGACACGAGCCCGGAAAGGAACCCGGAGATGATCGACCCGCCCTGCGACGACAGGGTGGACTCCCCGCCACCCCCACCGGTGAAGAACTGGATGATCTTCCCCGGCAACGCCCGGAACCAGTCGAACACGGCACGGGCGGCGCGTTCGGCGGCGTCGAGCATCCCCTGGATACCGGCGGCGATCCAGTCGCCCAACTGCCCGGCGAGGTCCCCGAGCCCGTCGACCAGTTTCCCGGGCAACTCCGTGAACCAGTCGATGAGCGCGGCGCCCTTGTCGGGGATCGTGGAGAAGAAGTCGGCCACAGCGCCGAGCGCCGTCTTGAACGCGTCGAACGCGGTCTGCGCCGCGGCGATCGGGTTCACGAGGAACCCGAGGTTCTCGACGGCCCACGCGATCGCGGTGGACAGGGCGTTCCACGCCGTGACGAACACCCCGGCGAGGAACTCACCGACGGGGCGGATCACGTCCCACACCGACTGGAGGATGTTCCGGAACGTCTCCGAGTGCTGGTAGGCGTAGATGATCCCGGCGACCAGCGCGGCGACGGCGGCGACGACGAGCCCGATGGGGTTCATGAAGAGGAGGTGACTGATCACGGTCTGCACGATGATCCACGCCTTGTAGGCGAGGACTAGGTACAGGATCGCGGGGGCGAGCGGCGCGAGGACCTCGGCGATGACCGCGACGGCGTTCGCGACGACGACCAGGGTGGGCGCCAACGCGGTCAGGGCCGCGGCGAACGCGCCGCCGAGCGTCCCGGCGAGGCCAGCGACGATCGGGAGGAGCGGCCGGACGGCGTCGAGCAACGCGAGGACCGTCGTCACGAACGCGTCCCCGAGCGCCAACGCCACCTCACCGAGCGCCTTCACCAGCCCCGGGAGGATCGGCAGGAGCGGTTCGATGAACGACGTGATGACCTGCACGGCGGCGGGGAGGAGCGCCACCAACGCCTCGGTGATCGCGCCGATGACCTCCGCGATCTTCGGGAGGATCGGGGCCAACGCCTCTACCGCGGCGAGGAACACACCCTGGAGGGTTTCGGCCACGAGCGGGAGGATCGGGGCCAACGCCTCAAACACGGCGAGCATGTTGTCGAGGGACCGGGACAGGGACGACCCGAGCGCGTCCGCGACCTGGCCGACCACCTTGCCGATGGTGTCGAACACCCCGGCTCCGCCGCCCATCGTGTCGAACAGGGCCTTCGCCTTGTCCACCACGATCGACGCCACGTACCCCAACCGTTCCATGAACCCGTTGAACCCCGACGAGGTGATGTCCCCGTCCCCGGCGCGGAACGCGGCGACGAACGACCGGACCGCCTGCTGGGCGGCTTCCAACGCCCGCGGGATCACCTGAGACGCCCAGTACCCGAGACGTTCCATGAACCCGTTGAACCCCGACGAGGTGATGTCCCCGTCCCCGGCGCGGAACGCGGCGACGAACGACCGGACCGCCTGCTGGGCGGCTTCCAACGCCCGCGGGATCACCTGAGACGCCCAGTACCCGAGACGTTCCATGAACCCGTTGAACCCCGACGAGGTGATGTCCCCGTCGGCGGCGCGGAACGCGGCGACGAACGACCGGACCGCCTGGGAGACGAGGTCGAACGCCCGGGTCAACCCACGCCCGAGTGTCTCCGCGACCTCGGTGATCGTCGGCCGCAACCGCACGAACGCGTCGCGCAACCCGACCAGGCCCCGCCCGACGAGGGACACCAACCCGGTAGCGATGTCCGCGGCGTGCCCGGCGATCTTCGTCGCGAACGACGCGAACTCCTCGCCGCCCATCCCGAGCGACTCCCCGATCGACCGGCCGAACTCGGTGACGATCCCGACGAGACGAGTGATCTGCGGTTCGACCGCGGTAGCGATCGCCTGAGCGACCGACGCCAACCCGGCGACGAACGGGGCGATGGCCTGCGCCGCCGCGCCCAACCCAGCGACGATGGTGGAGAACACCGACCCGGCGAGCGACGCGAGGGTCGACACGATCGGGGCGAGGGCCTGCCCGAGCGCCGCGAGGCCCGGCCCGGCCGACGTGGCGATCCGAGCGAACGCGTCGGTGATCGGGCCGATGGTGGGCGCCAGCGCGGCGCCGAGCCCGATGAGAGGTTGGATCATCGCCGCGACACCCGTCGCGACGTTCGTGCCCATCGCCTTGATGGCGGTGTCCACGACCGGGGTGACGTCCGCCAGGCCACGCTTCAGCGCGGGGATCAGCGGCAACATCCCCTCGGTGAGCGCAATGTTCATCGTGTCCTTGAACGTGGACATGAGCCCGTTCAGGGTGGTCGCCTGGTTCGCCATCGCACCCGCCGCCCCAGGGAACTCCCGCATCCCCTGGAGGATCATCTGGATGCCCTCCTCGGCGGGGATCAGCCCCTCGGACACCATGTCCCGAACCTCGCCCTGGGTCTTGCCGAGCCCCTTCGCCTACGCGTCGAACACCGAGAACCCGGGGAGCGCGTTCTGCAACTGGTAGAGGTCCTGGGTCATCATCCGACCCGCACCCGTCATCTGCTGCATGACGAACGTCACATGCTCGACGGCGGAGGCGGGAGCGCCGAGCACCGCGGCCGTGTCACCGATCGCGGTGAGCATCGGGATCACGGCGTCCGCCTCGACACCAACCGACTTCAGCTTGATCGCCGCCTGCTGAAGCCCCGGCAACTCAAACGGGGTGGTCGCCGCGAACCGCTGAAGTTCCTTCAGCCGCTTCTCGGCCTCGGTGGCGGAGCCGTACAGGGCGGTGAAACTGATCTTCGTCTGCTCCAGCGCAGCGGCACCGGACACACCGATCTTGACCTGCCCGACCGCGGCGGCGACCGACGCCAACCCGGCCAGCTTCACCTTGATCCCGCCGATGGCCCGGTCCATCTGCGCCTCGATCACACCGGCCGACGACGCCGCCTGGTTCTCCAACCCGCGGAACGGGTTCGACTCCCCGACCGACCCGAGGTGCGACTTGACGGCCTGCGCCGCCTTCTGGAACGACCCCGCGATCGCGGACCCGGCACCGGCGGCGGCCTGCACGATCGACGTCGACTTGAACGCCTCACCGATCCCGCCGAGATGCTGCTTCGCGGACCCGGCCGCCCGTTGCATGGCAGACACGACCCCGGTGCCTGCCTCGGCCGCCGACGTGACCAACGTCGAGAACCGGGGCTGGAGATTCGCCCACGCTTCCTTCACCCGGGTCGCCGCACCACCCATGTCCCGGGTGACCTGCGCCGCAGCATCCGCGGCGTACGTCTGGAGGTCAGCGAACGACGACGCGTCGATGGTGCCGAGCGCCTGAGCGGCCTGGAACGCGGCGTCCTTCATGTCCGACGCCACCGCGGCGGCCGCCTGCGCGGCGTACGTCTGGAGGTCAGCGAACGACGACGCGTCGACCGTCGCGAACGCCTGGCCGGTCTGAGCGGCGGCGTCCTTCATGTCGCCAGCCACCGCGGCGGCCGCCTGCGCGGCGTACGTCTGGAGGTCAGCGAACGACGACGCGTCGATGGTGCCGAGCGCCTGAGCGGCCTGCGCGGCCGCCTGCTTCATGTCGGCGGCCACCGCGGCGGCCGCCTGCGCCGCGACGGTCTGGAGGTCCGCGAACGTGCCCGTGTCGAACGCAGCGAACGCCGACTGGACCGCCTTCCCCGCCGACGTGAACGATCGGGTCATCGCCCCAGCGGCCGCCGTCGCCGCCGCCTCCAACGGCTTGAACATCGTCGGGACGTTCGCCATCCCGGCCGCCGCCGCCTTCGCAAGCCCAGCACCGAGCTTCGCCGCGAACGACGACAGGTCCGGTTCTATCTCGACATACGCACGGCCAGCGGCATCCGACACGGGTCACTCTCCGGGGGCGGAGGTTTCGGTGGGCCGCTGGCGAGCTAGGACCGTCAGCTACACCCGGCGTCAGTCGGTCCGGGGCTGGACCCCATCATACGCCCCGACGCCCGGCGGGGGGGAGGACCCCAACGCCTTCATGAGCGCGAGCGCGTCGTCGGACGCCGACTCCTCACTCCACCACGACGGGGCGTCGGACGGGCGGCGCATCGTGACACCCTGGTACTCCCACACGAACCCGTTGTCGAGCGTGTCCAAGAACGTCTCGCGGTCCTCCTCGCCCACCCGTTCCACGACGAACGCGACGACCATGTTCAGGAACCGGGCCAACGGCAGTTCCGTCGGGTCTACACCTCGGAGAGCGCAGTCTCCGTCGATGATGGGCCACCACTCGACGGCGACGGTGAGGAGCCATTCGACACAGGCTGCGGGCCTTTTCCCAACTCCTCGTAGAGCCACCGCTGGACGTCGTTCAACTGTTCGGCGGTGACCACGTCCCGGGGGTCATCGAGCCGGGCTACGAGCCGCCCGTAGGAGTCGTCCGTGAGGATGCTCTGGAAGAACCGGAGGGTGTCCTGCCCGATCTGAGCGACCTGTCTGATCTGCGCCTCGGTCATCGCGTCACCGGCACGGGCCGCCTCCTGGGCTTCTACGATCCGCACCGGGGACAGGAGCGCGACCCCGGCGGGGATACGCGCATCCTCCCGGCAGTGGAACACCTCGGGGGTGTCCGACTCCCCGAAGTCGAACTCCGGTGGGTTCTCCCAACGTCCAGCGGACGGCTTGAACGATCGACGTGCCATGCGGGGCCTCCTAGTGGCGGGTGATGATGACCCTCGCGCCGGGCAGGACCCGCACGAGGGCGTCGGTGAGGAACGGTTGAGGGCGTGACCCTCGGATGCGGCGGGTGAACACCACCCGGCCGTCCTGGGCGACGAACCGGAACACCTTGCCCGGCGCGGCGACGATCATCCGGCGCCGCGGCCCGTACAGGCCGGTCCCGTTGTGAACGTACCGTGCGTATGGTGCGGTCGCCTCCACAACGGCCGTCACACCACGCCGGTACTCGATCCGGCCACGGATCGAGCGGGCCAGCCGGTACGTCCGTTTCGGGCATCCCTGCTGGGCGGCGGCGAGCACTCGGGCACCGACCCGGCGCATGACCGCCTCGACCGGGCCACCGGGACGGTTCAGCCCGGCGACCATCCCCGGGGACACTGTGACGCGGATCGGGGCGGGCACGGCCCTACTCGCCACCCTTCCGGCGGCGAGGCTTCTCCTCCTCGACGGCGGTGGCGTCCGTGTCGCCGGTGGCGTCGGTCGGGTCGACAGACGCGGTGGCGTCCACGGCGACCACGGACGACGAGTCCACCACCATCTCGGGCGGGGCGGGCGCCTCGGCCGGGTCGACCGCGAGAACCTCGAACCAGCCGCCCGCAGCGGCGAGCATCCGGTGGTGGTCGGTGTCCGGGAGCGGGCCAACGTCGCCACGGGCGAACGGGGCGACGTTGCGGAGCGCACGAACGATCATGGCGACACCATACCCATCCGGGGGGTTCACCGGTGGACAACACCGACCTCGACGGCCGCGGCGATGGTGGCGGTCACGAGCCCACCTTCGGGACCGGTGACCATCCCACCGTCCCACGCCAGCATCCGCCAGTCCCAGTCACCGTCAGCGAGGTCGGCCAACGCCAGCGACAGGGCGACCAGGTCATCGTGCCCGACCCGGGTCGCCGCGGTCCACTCGGCGGCCGTCATCATCGCCGCGGCCTGCGGCACCGACCGGGACACCCCCAGTTCGACCGCGACGGCCAACACGACCTCGTCGGCCGGGTCGTAGAGACGTTGCGGCAACGGGAACGTGTCCCGCGCCGCGAAGAACGGGAGCGTCACCCGGCACCACGCCGACGAGGTACACCCGGCCGACATGACCGGGTCACCGACCACGACAAGCACCTCGTCCACGCGACCGGCCCGCGTGTCAGCCAACCGGACCGCCAACGGGCCGGTCGTCTCCCGCAGCATGTCGTCCAACGCGGTCGGGTCCACGTCACGGCTCCACAGGGTCAGGAGCGGGTACGTTCGCCTCCACCGTGGAGATGTGATCGACCCACGTCCCGAACCGGGCGACCCGCACCGGACCCATCCCACCGGCAGGGTTCTCCCGGGCCAACAGGTCGTCAATCATCGGGACACCGACCCCGGGTTCGGCGGTCATGTCGATGGTGAGCCCCTGCCGGACGATCGACCGGACCCCGGGATGCAACTGGCAGTCGGACGAATCACCGAGCGCCAACGCGACCTGCCCGGCGAGCATTTCGACCGCGGCGACCAACGACGCGGGGGGCGCCGACCCGTACTGGTACACGACCCTGAACGCGTCCGGGTCGTCCAGGTCCCCGGCGGGCCACAGGAGCCCATTCGCCCGGATCAGCCACCCACGGTTCAACGACCAGTCGGTGTCCGGGTCGAGGGCCTCCCCGTCGACCACGACCTCGTCAACGGTGGCGACCGGATGATGCCAGAGGCGCATCCGGTCGCCACGCACACCGGACGATCGGAGCGTCCGGCCTCCGCGCTGCACCCTGACAGGTGGCGGAGGGCCGACCACCACAGCGACCCTCGACACCCCGTACTGGCGGCCGGTGAGCGACCACACCCACTCGGACGCGATGGTGAGCGCACGCAACGCCACCGCTCCGGTGACCTGGGCACCGACCACCCGGTTCGCCCACGGTGTCACCGGGCGGTGCGTCACCGTCCCCACGATCAGGCCGAGATGGTCCCGAACTCGGGGGATTCGGCGGGCGGGGGGACCTCGGTCAGCATCTGGAAGATGTCGGCGTCGACGGACACGCCCGACCCGAGGAGCTTCCCGGCGGTGTCGGCGGCAACGTAGACCACGTCGTACGGTCCGACACCCCAGTTGGCGTTCACCTTCGTCCGTGCACCCGACAGGGTGAACGACGCCGCCCCCTTCTCGATGGTGAAGTCACCGATCCGACCGAGATTGATGTACGGGAGGAGGGAGTAGACCCACAGGTCCGCCTCACCGGCGACCTTGGTCCACACCTCCAGGGCGAACGGGGGTGGGGTGAGGGTCCGGCCCAGTTCCCACCCGACCGGGTTGCCCCCGTAGTCCGCCAGGGCGCGGACCGGGGCGACAAGCTCAAACAGGTTGGGGTTGACGCGGACGAACGTGATCGACACGTCGACGCCCTTGATCTCGGGGTCGTCCTTCTCGTTGACCTCCAGGTCCCCGGCGGCGTTCCGGACGAGGTACTCCTCGCCGTCCTCGACCTGGACCTGGAACTGGACCTGGGCGTACCCCTTGGACACGACGTTCGCCTCGGAACCGGTCTTCCACGATCCGTCGGCGTTCAGTGCGGTGACCCGCATGGCCTGGCCCTTCAGCGGGCGGTATTCCTTGGTGGTGGTGGGCACGGGATGCTCCTAACTCTCTCTATGCGGCGAGGTTGACGAGGACAGCGAGGACAGGGCCTTCGATGGTCACAACGACGGATCGTTGCGCCCCGAAGGTCCACCAGTTCGACGCGGTGTTCAACCCCTGGGAGCGTTCCCCGGGGAGGACCTGGACGGTGCCCAGGCGAACGGAAACAGGCCCGGTGGCGTAGCACCACACCTGGTTCTCGGGAGGGGTGGCCGACTCGTGGCCGACCGGTCCGACACCCGTGTACCCGGTGCCGGGCACCACGAGGTCATCGCGGACGACGGTGAGCAGCCGGTCACCGGAGAGACGGAGGGCGGCGGAGTCGTACGACCAGAGGGCCACCACGTCCGGTGTGGCGTGGATCACACCCGGTCCGCCGGTGTTGGCCGACGCCAACCCGGCAGCGACAGCGGCGAACGCCCGTCGCGGTGACAGGGCCGTGTCCGACAGGACCGTCACGTCCGCGACGGCCTGGGCCAGATGCCGGTTCGTGTCGATCCCGGCGCCCGTCCACACCTCGGCCTCGACGGCCTTGGGGAGAGACGCGTCGAGCGCCCGTTGGACCGCTTCCACGACTTCGGCGTCCGGGCCGTCCGCACCGTAGCGAGACACCCTGGCTTCCACGAGGAACGGGTCTGCGCCGTCCGTGTCCGGGAACTCGACGGGTTCCGCCACGTTCCCGGACACGTACACGGTCGCCGCGATGGGGTCGGACTGCCACTGCACCCCGGCGAACTCGATGTGTTCGTCCTCCGGGGTGGTGGCACCGACCGCGTCGACCAGGTTCCTGATCGGTCGCGTCCATCGCGTGCCCGGGATCGTGTAGCGCATCATGTCTCCCTGAGAGGGGTGCCCCCAGTGAGTCGCCCCGCGTCTAGGGACTCACCAGGGGCACGATCATGTGGGATCAGGGGGCTGGGGCCTCGTAGACGGCGACCGTGTCGGGACCCTGACCGGCCGGGATCATCAGCGTCGAGATGACCTCGACCGACTCGATCCCGAGCTTCACGCACCCGATCCATTCCTCGGCAAACAACTGGAGGTCGTTCGTCCCGTTGAGCGTCGAGTCCCGCACCAGGCCCAGGTCGAGGGTGCCACCGTCGAGACGGACCCAGGTTCCCGGGGCCGCGACGTACGCGGAGGTCTGCGTCGGCCACGCGTTGAGCGCACCGGCACCCTGCGCGTCGCGGAACGACTCGGCCGAGTCGGACGTGGCGACGTCGTTCGCCCAGCAGAGCCGCAGGTTCCGTGCGGCCAGCACCCGGTCCACGTCGGCGTCCGTGACGTTGAACCGGGCCATCGGGTCGGCGGAGTGACCCATCGCGATGTCCAGCTTGATCGCCTCGGACACCCAGTCCGAAGCGATGACCTCGATGGTGTCGTTCCGGCCCATGCCGTGCCGCTTCCGGTAGTTCACCGAGGCCGTCGTCCAGTCCCACAGGACACCGCGAGACGGGCCGTACGGGACCGCCGACGTGGCGTCGGTGCTCCCTGCCCGGATCACGTCCAGGTAGTACCGCTCCTTCGTCTCCGCGAACGCGATCGCGACGTTGTCGAGGAACGCCTCGACCAACTCGGGGAACACCCGGTACTCCAAGTTGTCGAAGTCCACGATGGACGTGACCGCGTCCACGTACGCGTCCTGGGTGGTCGGACCGGCGACCTTGAACTTGGTCTTGACGACCAGTTCCGGTTCGGTCGTCTCGGCGTCCGCCTTCGTGTACGTGTCGACCGCCTGGCGGGCATCGACCCGCATGTCGGTCCCGGGGATGTACCGGATGCCGCCACGGTCGGCGTTCGCGGACGCCAGGAAGTCCTCGACCGGGGTCTGCGGACGCGCCAGCGTGAAGAACTCGTAGATCGGGGCGAGAGGGGCCGAGTAGCCACCGGACGCCACGAGCGAGAGGTGCTGGTCGCGGGCACCGGTGAGCACCCCGAAGTTGGCCTGCGGGTCACGACCGAGCCGCGGGCCCTTGGTCGACTTGGACCCCACCGCGATCGACAGTTGCTCACCGGACACACCCTGGGGGATGGTGCCGAACCGGAGCCGCTTCCTCGTGATCGCGTCCGCGATGTCGCGCAGCGACCGGTAGCGGGTGCCTTCCGGGTCCAGGCCCATCTTCGTCGCGGCGAAGAACGCCTCGGCGGTGGACACTCGTGGGGCGGCGGTGCGAGGGCGACGCGACGTCAACTGCTGACGGGCGCCCGGGACACGGACGGGCTCCACACGGCGGGCGGCGGCGACGACGGGCTCCGGGGCGGCGGGGGCGGCGGCCATCTCGACCGGCTCCTCCTCCTCGCCCTCGTCCTCCTCGACCGGTTCGACCGGTTCGCCTGTCTCGTCGTCCAGGCCGTCACCGTC